CGAATAGCAAAAGCACCACCATAAGAACCTATTTCAAACTCTTGACTTGCATCAGTTTCTTCAAAAGTAATTACTGGTGTAGCACTTGCTATATGAAAAGGGGTATCAGGACTTGTAGTTCCTATACCAACCTTATTGTCATTTGTAATAGCCAATACATCAGTTGTGCCTGTTTCATTTCTAACAATAAATGTTTCATTGCTTGTGCCAATACTGTATTGTCTGTCTACACCCGTTTCATCATTTAATGTTATTTTTGGATAAGAAGATGTTGATAAAGCAATATCACCACCAAAAGAAGCTCCTGCATTAAAAGTAGCTGAACCTTCATTTGACATATCAAGAGTAAGAGCAGTAATAGTTGAACCGCCATCATTACCTCTAATTACTAAATCTTTATCTGCTTGTTCTACACCTAAATAAGCATCTCCACTTACGTTTGATATTGAATAAAAACTAGAACCACCAGCTTTATAGAAAATATTATCACCATCAGCATCAATAATAACGTCTCCACCAACATCTAGTGTTAAATCGCCACTATCAGAAATAGTAGAACCATTAATTGTTATATCATCTACTGTGAGAGTAGTAAGAGTTCCAACACTTGTTATATTAGTTTGTGCTGCTGTTGATAAAGTTCCTGCTAATGTAGTTGCAGTAAGTGTTCCTGTAACATCTACACCTGAACTTGTTGTAGCTAGTTTTGTTGAACCCTGTCTTTTAATTGTAACTTCGCCAGAACCTGTATCAATAATCCCTCCACTTCCTGTTGTTTGAACTCTTATGTCAAAATCATCAGAAGATGGTGTTTTTAAATCTATAAAAGCTCCTGAAGTGCCTGACAACTCTATTGCACCAAAACTTGAACTAGCAGTGTTGTCTACATAAATTGCAGAACCTACATTAAGGGAAGATAGCGTTCCAACACTTGTAATTTGGGTTTGAGCAGCATCTACTGATAATGAATGTGCTATACCTTCACCTGAAGTAGCACCTGTTGATGTTAAACCTGTTCCTGCTGTTATTGTGCTTACATAATCGCCTGTAGTGTCTGTTCCAAGTGCAACTGAATTAGCTTGAATGGTTGTAGATATAGATATACCTGCTGTTCCATCAAAGTTTGCAGTTCCTACAACATCTCCACTTAAAGCTATTGCTCTAGCTGTTTCCAATGCTGTAGCTGTTGCTGCATTTCCTGTAACAGCACCTTCTAAGTTAGAAACTAAAGTGCCAACTGCATATCCTGTTCCTGAAGTATTTACTGTGGTTGTTGGCTCTGCTTGTAAATCTTTAAATAGTTTGAACTTACCACTATCAGAAGCGTCCCTAAATAAACCTGCATATAAATCTTGTGATCCTGAAGTGTCATACAAACCATAAAAACCTATATCTAATGAATCAGCACCACTATTAGCTTTTGCTAATTTAATTAACGGATCAGTCACAGATAAAGTATCACTATTAACAGTTGTGGTTGTACCATTTACTGTTAGATTCCCTGCTATTGTTACATCATCAGGTAATCCGATAGTTATGCTTGCTGTTTCACTTCCTGATCCTGAAACCTCAATTTCGTTGCTTGTTCCTGCAACTGTAGCTACATAGTTTCCTGTAGTATCTGTTCCAAGAGCCACGCTGTTTGCAGCTATTGTTGTTGATAAGGTGATATCACCTGTGCCATCAAAATTTACACCTGAAGCAGTTACATCGCCTGATAAAGCTATTGATCTTGCTGTAGCTAAAGCAGTTGCTGTATCGGCTACAACCCCTGATAGATTGTTAATAAATGTATTTGTAACTCTTGCATCTATAGCTGAATTTGCTCTTGCATCGGTGTAATACAGATTTGATGAACCTTCTGATAGATCGTCTGTATCTCCTGTTAAACCACTTATAACTGGTGGTGTATAAGTGAATACACCTGTTGAGCTATTATAAGCAATAGCACCATTACCACTTGCTGATCCCTCTGATCCTATACTTAATGATCCTCTAGCTCTTGCATTGGTGAAATATAAATTGCTAGAACCCTCACCAATATCATCACTATCAAAAGTGTGTGAGCCACCTAAAGCTATAGCCTGAGAATTTATAGTTACACTTGAGTTTGCAAGTTTTGCATTTGCTATAGAGCCTGCAAGTTTGTCATTTGCAATTGAACCTGCAAGCATAGCATTTGTGATACCACTTGCTTTTACTCTTAAACTATCTGAATTTATTTCTATGGAAGAATCATCAACGCTAACAGTTAAAGTAACATCGCCTGAAGTTCCGCCACCTGTAAGGCCATCACCTGCAACAACGCTTGTTATATCAGCAGAGTTGGTATTTGCTATTGTTAATGTGCCTGCTGAATCGTCATAAGTAAGACTGATACCGCTACCTGCTGCAAGTAAAGAATTTACCTGATCGTCTACTCTTTCATTAGTAAAATATTTATTACTTGATCCCTCACTAACAGAATCAGTATTAAATGATATATTTGCTGTGCCATCAAAACTAACGCCATTGATTGTTCTTGCTGTTGCCAATGCAGTTGCAGTTGCACTATTGCCTGTAATATTACCTGTAAAGCTGTTGTCTGCTGTTATGCTAATTCCTGTTGTTATCCATGCGTTGTTTGCAGAATTTCTTAGCTTTAAAACATTGTTAGCTGTATCAACCCAAAGCTGATAAGCGTAAGTTGTACTTGGTGATGTAGCATTGCTGTTATTAGAAACAATAGCTAAAAGAGCATTGTTTAAGTCTGCTCTAAATTCGCTTCCGATTTGGTTAGCTATGTTGTAATCATGTGTTGCCATATTTTAATCCTCTTATTATTGTAGTTTATATCGGTGGTGTTGGAAATATAACTTCATCCATATTGTCTACTTCTTTAAATGTTTGTGGTAAATCTCTTAGATTTTGCCTATATTCTTGCCACTCATTTTTTTTTGCATCTGTAAGTGGACTATCTTCTAGATGTGTCCAATCCGATTGACTAAGTAAAAGATTTCTTTTTTTTCTTAGCCTATGCAAAAAACTTGGAGTATATGATTGTGGCAATCCATCTACAATTTTAAACTCATGTTGCCTATATATACCCTCAATAATTGCATCGCTATTGTTTATAACTATTTCATTTATGTTGGAACAATGGCTAGTGCCGTTTGTGTGGATTAATCCTGTCTCTGTATTATAAATCGTGTAATCAATCATGTTGTATTATCCATGTAAACATACATACTTTGATATGTGCTGTTATGTGTACCACCAATCCAATTAATCCTCCAAAACACAGATTCTTGACTGCTAGATAATCCACTTATCGTTCCTTGCCACATAAATACATAAGTTCTAAATGTTCCTGCATCAGAAGATACTACAGGTGATAATGTTGTCACACCACTAGAAAAACTAGAATCAAAACAATATTGAATTTTACCATCTCTAGTATCACCTAATACAGCACTATACAGTACCTGATAGGTTGCACCATTTCTCACATTGTTTACTGTTATTGGTAAAAAAGTTGTTTCTGTACTATTTATTGAATCGCCAGGAA